GGGATGGATTTTCCTGCAATTACGATTTACAGGATTGCACACAGACGGAGTCGAACCGCATTTTCAACCTTCCCGCAAGGCTGTGTGCTGTAAAGGAGGAAATACAAATACAAAAAAGAGCCAGCAATCTGTAAGAAATCCTTACAAATCACTGGCTCTGCGTCTGGCGTCTGGCACTTAACGGACGATAGGCTCTGCCTTTCCGTTTTCAATATTCACGAGGCTGGTCGTTTTACATTTCGGGCAAAACACCGGAAGATTATGCGCTGTCGTATCCTTGCGGAATGCTGACCGCGTTTTATTATTACAGACAGGACAGTATACCCTTTTGATCTCCATAATGATCATTCCTTTCCATAGCCTTTAATACATTTTACCAAACAAAAAAAACTATGGCGTACCCATGTTTAAAGCAAAAGCGGCAAGTTTCCTCGCCGCCTTTACTCACATCATCTTTCGTAATTTTTCGATATACCGCGAAATGGTCTCCCTCTCTTCTCGGCAGTCTGCATCTTTTGACAGATCTCCCAGCTCTTCCGTCAGTGCATCCATATGCTCTTCCAGAGCGGCCAGCATACGCCGCTTGCAATCCTCAGACTTGCCGTTGCGATAAGACTGCTTGTTTTCCATGTAATCATCATAAGGGTCATTGTTTCCGTTTCCACGGCTATAGTGCCCCTTTACATAGTGCTCCCCACGTCGCGCATAGGATGATCCATCGTCATAGGCCGTCATGCTCATTCCATCATCCCTGCTGTATCTCCCACGGCTGTCGCGTTTCCGCATCTCGCTGTGGTCTCCTGCCTGGCTATATCCGCCTTCCATTTCGTCGAGAACGGCGTTATAATAGCCCTCTTTGCACTTCCAGTATTCCACATTTTCCATGTCTTTCAACATGTCTATCAATTTGTATGCGGTCTCAAGATTGCCTGTGTTCAGACCTTTTTCCGCGATTTTATCCAGCTCTTCCCGGATATTCTGCATCAATTTGTAACTCATGGTCTGCCCTCCTTAACCGCAAACCCGAACAGCTGTTATGTTCGGATTGTCTACTAACACAGGAATTGTCCCTGCGTTTTTGATGGAAACGTTTTCACAGCATCCACAGAACACATCGACGTATGTCTGGGACGATGCGTTAAAATACTGCTCTACTGCCGCAGGGGTGGCACGCATCACCGTGCCGCCGAGGATTTCCCCATCTCTGGCAATTCCCAGCGCCACTTCTCCTACCGTTTCCCCAGTCGGTACTGCGACGTTTCCGGAAAATGTAATCAGATATCTACCGGGCTTTACAAGCGTTATCTGCGCGCTTCCAGCCCTGTGTCTTTCTGCGCATCCGCCCTTTGTTGCCACTGCCGAAAACGGGATAGACTGCCCTACGAGGACCGTGACCGGCGTTGTGTTTACTAACTCAATCATTTTATTCTCCCTTCATTTCAAAAGGGGCAGACGTTCTCAGCCTGCCCCTTTTTGTGAATAACGGCATCAGCCGAACATCATGGCAAAATGCCACGAAGATACTCCGTCTGAAGTTTTAACATCCGCATCCCGTGTTGCCTCCGTAGCCACATCCGGCGCCAAAGCTAAAGCCTGTCGGGTTGACGATGGACGTGTACGGGGACATTACCGGATAAGACGGAACGGGTGTAGGTCTCAAAGCATTTAAGATGCTGTTTGTCTGTGCGTTGTTAGACAGCTGGAGCTGTGCGGACTGTAACTCTGTCTGTAGAGACTGGATCTTATCCTGTGTAAACAGGTCGATGATACGCTGTGTTCCGGCGTTCTGCGCGTCAATTACATCGCGGAATCCGTTGTTTACGGTATTCTGGAGGATGTTTGTCTGGGCTGCCATGTTGTAGTTTACGCCAGCAATAGCCTCTCGGGTATCGCAGCAGCACTGCTGCGTCTGATAGCCCAGGTTCGACAGGTTGGCGTTTACGCCAGCAAAGCCGTTGCAAAGCTGACCGGAAAGGTTCTGGATACCGTTTTCGATGCCCTGCGTGGACAGCGCTGCGTCGATATCAGCGCGGGTTGCATAACCCTGAAATGCGGGAGAATTTGCTCCTCCACCATTTCCGCCCCAGCCGCCGAAGCCGCCCCAGCCAAACATACCGAAAATCAGGAAAAGGATAATCCATGCACCCCAATCTCCGCCGAAGCCGTCATTTTTTCCTGTGCCGCCGGTTAATACGGCAACATCAGAAGCGGTTAAACCGTCTGTCATAGTAATTATCTCCTTCGATAATGTATTTACAAAACCGTGTGCACCCGGTTGTGTACTATTTAAAAAAGCTTTTAAACATACCCTGCATCTGCTGCGCCATCTGCTGGGCTTGATTTAACTGTTGCTGGTTTATTTTGCCAGACTGCAACAGCCTGTTAATCTCTTCATTCGGATTTCTGCCCTCCATCTCTTTTCGGAATTGCTGGAACTGTTCCAGCATTCCGGCCATTCTATTACCATTCAGGGCCTCAAACAAGGGATTCGCCATGTCTGCCTCCTTCCGGCTTTGTTGCCGTTTCGAGATAACTATATAATTCTTCATATTTGCTTCTCAAATCGTCGTATTCTTTCCGAGTAACGTATTTATCGTCTAAGTTCACTTCCTCCTGTTTCTGTGGCTCTTTCGCGCCCACCGTGACCTCTTTGTAAGCAAAGGTGCGGAGCGTCGGCATCCCGGCGGCATCGGTAGTCTTTATATAAAAATTAGAGTTTTCGGAGTCCATCAAAAGGACGCTTGTATTTGGAGCGACAAGATAAGATTTAGCTCCAGCCTCGCCCTGCACCCACAGGATCCCCTGATTTACCTGCTGCATCTGCTGTGGCTGCTGATACTGAGCCTGCATCTGCGCCAGCCTGTCCATCTGCGGCTGTAGCGGATTTACTTGTCCATACTGATACGGGTTATAGCCGTATCCTTGATATGGTAATGCCATGCCTGCGCCTCCTATGACTAATTCAATGACTTTCTATAGCTAAATTATGGCATAAAAAATAAGCCTCTGACAGTCCATCAAAGGCTTACAAAAGTATCAAATCAACATACCCGTATTATCTTTTTGTTTATTCGCTGGCTCATTCTTTTCACGGTGGACACACTCACGTTCATCATCTCCGCACATCTTTCCAGCGGAATATTCTGCGCCCGTAATTCAAAAAGCCGCCGTTCCTCAGGTGTAAAATTGCAGTATTTGCGAAAAAAATCCAATTCAAACACTGTAAAATCGTATACCTTCAAGATTACTCCCCTTATTGCGTCCGCGCCAGATAAGATATAAGCTTTCCCCTCGTTTCTTTTAACTGCTCAACATTGTTCCCTGATATCTGGCTGTTAAGCATCGTTACCAATGTCTCCATGATTAGGCTGTCCCGCTCCCTAATCTCATGCATCGTTTCAAAGTCTCGCTTGTCATGCTCTTCAAGGACTTTTACCCGCGTGGTGAGCTTAATCGCGGGGGATATCCATTTATGTATCACAGCCACAGCGCCCCCTATCACCGAAATGCCGCCGCACACAGCAAGAATAGCCTGTATCGTGTCCATAGTGCCTATCTCCTTATTTCTCCCAATAGTATATCGGTATCTCCTGGCCACTGTCCCATGTGTCCCAGTAATGTCCATCTTTGACGCACACCACATGGCCGTCTATCCCGAGCACATACGTCCCCGTTGGATGATCTCGGCAAAAATCGTCTACCGTGTAAACATGCTGTCCGTGGTCGTCTACGATATACCGCCGGAAACCATTTTCACGCAGGTATGCGCCCCAGACAACGTTTGCAGACGGCATATCCGAAAGCTGGCAAGCTTTTACCATAATGCCGGAAAACGCCGTTTCCCAGTCAACAGACATCGCCTTGCATATTGCCCTTATAACACAATCTCCGACGCGCTGAGAACGTGGATTTGGATTGAATTTTGCCCAATGACTCATTTTCCAGTCCCTTCTTTCTCCGCATGTCTTTTTGCCCCTTTATTTGCTGCCTTTTGCTGCGGGTATCCAAATCCCGCTAATGCATTCCGATCATACTGCGGCTGTAACCCATTTTCTTCGCAATGCTGATTATAAGCCCTGTTCTGTCCCTGCAATCGGTAAGCCAGCTTATCATATTCCTGCTGGAGCTTTTCCCGTTCCGCGCCGGACGCCCATGCAAGCTCTTCCTGTTTTACTATCAGCTGACGTTTCGTCTTTCGGATTCCGCGCTCCATAGATCGCTGCTTCTGGCTGTCCTCATACCGTTTTAGATTTTCAGCATCGGTAATTTTATTTCCGCTTCCATCCAGCAAATTCCCTTCTGCGTCCCTCCACGGATTCTTCATTCGCTTGTCAAACAACATATGACCGTGACGACAGTTATAGCCATGCAGCCCTCTCATATCCACAACCCTGCCCTCTCCCGTGGTCAGATCAATATCATACCCCGTCGATTCCAGCAGGTTCGGATATCCAGGCTCGCTTCCGTCAATTTTAAATACACGGCCCTGCCATTCGTCATGACCTGCAAGCAAGGGCTGCCCGTCGCGCCTTACTCTTGCCCCGAGGTGCGCCGAGGTTAACACATACTCTGTTCCGCTGTCCACGATATACCTGTTTGTCAGCTGCGCCGCTGTCTGGTTCATTGACGTCACTACACAGCATCGTACCGCAGATTCCAGCGTCCTTCGCGTCCCTGTCGGGTAATCCACCATAACGCCGCGTCCCGCATACGCATCCAGCACATCCGCTATGGCTGCGGGATAGCTTTGCACTCCGCTTGCTACCCTTACATCGGCTTCGTCGAGCAGCGACACAAGGTCTTTTTGGCTTTGTTCCAGCGTCGTCCTTGTGAGGTTCTTCAACTCCGCCCGGCTTTTTATGTACTCTGCTTCAATAACAGCCATATATCGTGCATTTTCAAGCGGAGACTGCGCCGCGATACCCATTTCTGACAGTGTAACCGCATCATCTTCCCACGATGTCAGCACGGCACCACGCAGGAGCTTCCGCAGTTCTTTTTCGCTCAGGTCTGTCAGTTCCATGATACGCCGCTGTATCTCATCCTGGCTTTCCCCCAACTGCTCCAGCCTGTACAGCAACCTGTCCGCCGTGGCTGTGATTTTCCCGGATTTTAAAATCCTTCTGGCGATATCCCGCAGGATAAAGTTTTCCAGCCGTTCATAGAGTTCTAATATCCGGTCAGCTTTCCCTTCAAAATACTCTGGTCTCAGCATCACTCTTTCCCCACCGTTTTTCTCACAAGATTCAGCCAGTCGTCTTTATGCCGCCTTTTGGCTTCCTCGAACCATTCAGACGTTGTTCCCGGCTCGTGATATTTAATCCGTCTCTGCGTCGGGCTTTTGCTGGGAGGGGATGTCCACCCTATGATGTTCCCCTCTGCGTCTTTAAGCGGGATATTCGGACCGTACACAACGCCCTTGTACAAATAATGAGCATATGGCGTGTCATACTCAACGATGCCGCCGTATACCCCGTCTGGATATCTTACACTGTTTCTTAGTGCACCCTGCCGGAATGGAACGAAGGGGGCGCTGTCCGCCACTACCTGCATATTCAAAAGCTTCTGGGCTTCCAGCAGATTATCGTCTATGCGGGACGTATCGAGCTTAATCTCCACGTCCCCAACTTTCGTATCTAGTTCCATTCTACCACCTCCTGCATTTTATGGCGTACCCTTATTTTGCTTTTTTGTACCCCACGCTCATCCCTGCGCCAGCATCGTTTATCACGGTCGTTGTTGGGCTGTAGGTTCGCAATGCTTTGTAAGCAGCAAGCCCTTTGGCGGTGAGATTAGTTTCAATAATATCAGTCAATTGATATAAAAACATCAGTCCATTTTCTACCGCCCACTGCTTAAAAGTTTCTTCATCTGGGTATTTTTGTGCCTCAACGGAAAAATATACCTTGCCATCAAACGCACTACTTAGAAATATTTTCCCCCACGCACTAAAGCCATGATTAATTCCAGCAACGAAACAATTGCTCATAAGTACATCTTTCTCGCCGATTGTACCTATATGCAGAGAAAAATTACCTAACGAAAAATAATTAACATCATCCGTGCTCATACCACTTTTATGGAAAACGTCTTTCGATGTAATTGTTCTTTTACCGATCCTCTGCACATACACTCCCTTTTTAAAATCCACCTCGTCGCATACCCACTGCTGCCCGTCTGCATCGGTGTAGTTTCCACCGGATGATACCCGGATTCCAGGCAGACCGCCGGAAGTGGGAATGATGAGCGTCTGGGCTGGCTTGTAGAGTTCGTATGGTAGGGCAGTTGAGCCGGCGTTGAGCATAATTTTAAATCGTTGCTCATTAAACGTCGCTCCAGGTTCTGCATCTACTTCAAAATGTGACATGCTCACGCCATTATCAAATGTAACTGTCGCACTGGTGTCCCCCTTTTTGATTAAAAAATAGTTATCAATTCGAATTTTAAAAGGTAGCGGCTTGCTAATAGAGAACGTATAAGTCCCAGCTGGAAGAGTTTTCTTGTAATTAAACAACCTAATAGAGCCAATTGTTATATTATTCCCTACTACTTTAAGTTCTTCTCCGTCAAAACTTGCACTCCATCCTCCTGATTGCGTAAGATCATATGCTGCGCTTTTGTCAAACAGATTCCCGCTCAGCACCTCAACCTCAATCTCTCCATTCTGCCCCGCGCTCTCTATCTCCTGCGGATAGGACGGGGAGGGTGTGCTCCCCTGCGTTGATTTACCGTATAGGGTAAGGGATTCCAGCCCACGATTCCCCTTTGAATTTTCCAAGAGGGCGGGGTTGCCGGTAACGACCGTGAGCACAACGCTGTACGCATCGGCTACCAGCACCAAGAAATGCTCCTCTCGTGTCACAGGCGGAAAGACTTTCCCCTCTCCGCTGGCAATCGCCGCCCAGTAATATTCTAATCGTGTCACAGGCGCAGGGATGCTTCCGCCCCATACTCCTGCTACCTTTGCCATGTAATACTGCAATCTCGTGACAGGCTGCGGGGTGTTACCAGAATAATCCCCTGCCATAGTCGCAAGGTAATATTCTTCAATCGTCACGGGTTCTGGCGTCTTGCCCTGCCATGTCCCTGCAATCTTTGCAAGATAATACTCTTCTCTGGTTATCGGCTCCATTGCATCCTCCTTGTCAGCAGCAGCTTCGCGCCCTATATATGCGCCTTAACATTCTCCAAATATCCAGCATTTCAATCCCTGTATACACACTCAAGACCTTTAATGCCATATATCTCCGCGTCTTCCGCCGCCTCTCATATTCAATTATAATTTTATCAACTGCTCTTTCTATTTCTTCATAGACTTCCCGTATTATCCTTACAATTTCTTTGAGCGCGTTTGCGATATTTTTCGAAAAATCAATGAGTTCATTCATGAGATTCTCAACGCGTTCTATGTCTTCTCTCCCCTGTCCTACAATCGCAAAATCCATACCTATTCCTCCCCGAACAGCCCCGTTTCCTTTGGCTGTGCTTCCGTTACCATTGCTTTTGCGTCTTCTTCGGTCATGCCTTCAAATTTGACAAAATACCTCCATGCGGGTACCTTGCCCTGTACAACATAGCTCCACCAGCGTGCCCTGTCCTCCTCACGGTTGTAAGTGATATCCCCGAAGTCATATACCACTTCATAAACTCCGACAGGGGCAAGCGAATACAAATCTGCATACACGGACATAGCATAGATAGCGTCATTCAGGCAGCATTCCAACTTGTCCCGCACGTCTTTTATAAACTGGATGGTTCGCTGCTGTTCCGCTTCCACACCTGTCGCCGTCTGAATCCCAGAAGATTCGTTGAATACAAAATACCCATTCGAGAACCCACATTTATATCCTATCTGAGACAGGAGAGCATTGATTCCGTCAAGGCGTGTGACTGTATTGAGCTGCGGCGTAATCTCCTGGTAAAACTCTTCCGGGCTGTTGCCAAACACATTTTTTACATAATGCGGTAGCTTAACGTCGGGGATGCGCCCATTAAGATTCGTCCCGCTGTCAAACATCAGCCTGTCATCTGCAAGGATGATCTTCTCGCTGTCATATATCTCACCGGCGTTCCGGCTGTATGCGATGTCCAGGTCTTTCATTTCTTCGATGGCTTCTGCGTATATCGGCATTCCCAGCGGAGAGGAAAGATCTATGTTGTTTGCAGCAGGGGTGCAGAACACTCCGTACATAGGAGAATCAAGTCTTTCGTTCCCTCCCTTGAGAATCGGCGGCGTTTCCTCCAGCAGATCAGCCCACTTTGTCTGCTCCAGCGGGATAGGATCGCCGAGGGATTCGCTGCTCTTTGATACATACGCCTTGTTTGATATAACATACGGGTATACCACGCCCGCCTCCGTCCGCATCTTGACAAACCTATGGTATTCCAGACGCGTATAAAACTTGTCGTTAGCCGCATAGCTGTCTTTAAACACAACGCCCGTTATATTTCCGTTCTCGTCCTGCTCCGTCACGAAAAAGTCCAGAGGGGTAAACATATCAAGCCCGCCGCCATTAGGCTTTATGATCACCGTGCCATAAGCACAGCCATACTCTACCCAATGACGCATGCTATAATAGGCTTTATCAATCTGCTCCTGCAACCACGCCCCGCGTGCGCCGCCGTCAATCTGGATTTTAATCCCCAGCGTGACGAGCCGCGCCGTCTCGGAGCATACCGCCTTTGCAAAATTGATAGTCTTTATTCGATTATCTGCGTCTAACCAGTACGGCGTGCCGCGGTAGATGTTGGCACACTCTGCGACCTTTGCCATCATCTGCGCAGACGTGGTATCCTTTACCCTAAAATCTTTCTCAGCCTGCTTTTTAAATATCATATTAAACCACCTTTTGACTGTCTGTATAAGTCCCATTTCTGCAATCCCCTGTGCCGTGTATTCTTAGGCTGTGTTGCCTCTGCGGTTGTATTTAGATTCAAGTGCGTAACGTGTAGCGTCGATTGTATGGTTTTTTACATCCGGATAACCGCTGATGATGTTGCCGTCTTTGTCCCGGTCATATTCGCATTCTGTAAATTCGCGGTATACGTTCGGCGTTCTGCGCTTGTCTATAACGAGCTTGCGCCGCATAAGCCACTTCATCCCATATTCGATGCTGCCTGGTCCTTTTATCGCCTGCCGCGCCGGAAGTCCCATGCTTCGGTAATCGTTTATTGATTTCGGTTCGGCGCTGTCGCAGGTTATGTGGTAGTCCGTATAGCCTTTCCCTTTGATCCAGTTTGCCGTTATCTCGTTCGACTCTTTATTGACATAATGCTCATCAATAAAATAAATCGTCTCGCTGTCCGCGTCATAGTAGCATCTTACAAACGCGTATGCGTCCGGGTACCAACCAAAGTCAACGCCCTGATAGATCACATCCATCCTGGCTATTTCTTCATCGGTGATCTCACGCAGCTCCAAAAGCTCAAATACGTTTCCACCTGTCCCGACTGCGTTCCCTAGATACTCATGTTCGTATGCGCGCGGATTCGTGAGCATTAAATGCTCGGCACTGTCAAAAAAATCATTTCCAAGCCACTCACGCGGTACTGTCCTGTAGTCGCTTTTGTGATTGTATGCCCGGCCATCCTCAATTTGCACATATTCGTTTGCCCAATTGTTTCGATTGATCGGCGGGTTGAACGTTTTAAACACGACATAATTATGACCGCCACGCAGGACTGACTGCTCCGCCATTCGGATCTCTTCTGGCCCCTTAAAGATGTCCAGTTCCTCGAACCAGAGATATTTAAAAAATCCTGTGGCTGCCTTAATGGATTTTGTCTTTTGTGCCTTATCCAGACCTCTAAAGATGATCTTTTGCCCTGTCGGCAGGTAGGTAAATTGCATCGGGTTTACATTGCTGCGCCAGTAACCAGACACGCCCAGCGCATCTACAGCCCATTGGATCTGGTTATAAACAGAATCTCGCAGCATTGCGGAGAACTTGTGGAATACTACCGCGTTTGCTGCCGGATCTTGCATCATGCCCAGCACGATCTCTACAGACACAAAAGAGGACTTTGTTGATCCTCTCCCGCCGTACAAATTGTAGTAGGTATGCTTCCCGTCCAAGATGTCCCAGTGGACAGGGTAAAACGCGGGGGCTATGATGTCGGTAAGGTTTACTGTGTTCGTCTGTTCCATGCCTTGATCACAGTCTCTAAAGCGCCTCCATTCGGTTTTCCTTGGGAATAGCCATCAACTAAGCACTTCGACATTGCGCCGCACTCCCTGCACATAACTCTTACCCCATCATCGATATGCACAACTGCCTTTCCTCCGCAAAACGGGCATTTCTCCAATTCTTCCATGCGTTACTCCTTTCCCGGTCTCGGTATGTTATTCACAATAACAATTCCGCCGGTGTCTGTTTTCCTTCCCTCTGCGCGTTCCAGGCGCTTCATCAGCTCCCGACCGGCAGCCATGCGGGTGTCGAGAGAGGATTCCAATCCGAACTGGTCTTTTACCTCCCCCCGTAGAACGGCGGTGTAAAATCTCTGCACCTCGGCGGCATCCGCTATGCGGGAATCATCAATCTGCTTCTGCCGCTCTGCGATGTATGCAATTATTTGAGGCTTTCTTAGGTTTTCGGAGCCTGTGGCGTATGCCGCTTTCTCCTTATACCCTGCCCGCTTCGCCGCCTCTGTCGCATTCCCGCACGTTATATAATAATCCGCAAACGCCTTTTGCTTCGGTGTTAGCATTTTTTCACCGTCCCTTCGACTGCTCCCATATATCTGTCAAACATTTTACCACCTCAATCGCGCTCGCCGTCCGTAAGATCTCGTAGTCCCTCATCCTCCATCCGTTCCGCCCGTTTTGAAGTGTAGGTGTTGTTAAGATCCACATCGTTATCATCCTGTCCTGCTCTTCGCTGTAAAATTGGCTGGTAGAAATTTTGATTACGAGCCCCGTTGACAGTATGGCGCGCTGAAGCTTTTTCATGACGGCATTACAATTCATATCACACCCCCATACAGTTCTTATTCTATTTTACCATTCTCGTTTCCTGATCCGCGTACCCCTTTTACACGATTGCATGTCCTTCCAGTATCATGTATCTGTTGTATAAATATATCGTTTTCCTTCGATACCCATAAAAATCCTTCCGCCCGATAGGAATGTCGCATATCTTCGAGATGTTGTCATACCCCAGCCCTGATGTCAGGCTAAAAAACAGATATTGCGCCAACTCTGCATATGCGCTTTCCGCAGCCAGAAGCAGCAGTTCCAATTCCCTACCCTTTGCGTTTTTGCACTTGTCTTCTATTTTTTTTACCTCATTGTATGTCAGCCCGTAACCATTAAAATATGTATCCCTTGTTCCCACATTCCCCACCTTCTTTCTTTTTGCTTTATTTTTTTGTTACCCTATCCCAGTCCCGCAGGATTTATCTGTGTAGACAGAGGGAACCAGCACACAAGCTGGCGCGCCGGAGCTGGCCGGTTAGGTGATACATTCTGCGGCTTCCCCTCTGTTTCGTTAATTTAATCTTCTAACCACCTATTATCCAAATAGCAAAACCAAATCACAATCGCAATCATCAGAATTATCCAAAACGACCAGAACATTATATTTCCAATACCAGAAGTGCAACTATCTAATGCTTGCTTAATGGTATAGTCCTTAAAAAATTGTGAACTGTCAGAAATAGTTCCATCTGATAATCTGGTATATATCGTGCCAGTGTGCTTAACGGGTGTTCCATAATACTTGAATCGTACCTTTACATATTCCCCTGACTTCCAACTGTACTCTCTGTCAGAATTTATTGTCTTTATGTGATTGTCCAGAGAATACGGGATTTTATCATACGGAAATTCGATACCACAAAACATAATATTTTCGGAATGTTTGCTTTCTCTGTCCTCGATTTCCCATTCATAGTATACTTCTACTTTTGTGTGCTTTTTACCTTCTGAATCTGTTTCTGTCACTTCTCTTTCATGGCGTTCATATCGTTCTTCTATCTTTTCAACATGAAGATATTCCCCGCCAATCTCATCAAAAGTCACTGTATCAACCGCTTGCAAATCTCCATACACAAAAGCATTTCCAACATTTGTGTCCATGCCATACCGAAATAATTCAGAGTCCTCAATATGCACTGCCTTCTGGTATTCGGCGTTCTTATCGTTCTGCATATCAGTTATTTTTCCAGATATAAAGAAACCGACTATTAGCATAACGGCGGCGATTGCAACGCTGATGATGATTTCGCGCTTGGTTATTTCCATAAGCTATTCTCCAAATAAATCCTGCGGTGCGTCAACTGGTGCTTGATAATCCAACCGCTGAAATTTCAAAACCTCATAGCCTGTCCAGTCGAGGAAGATTCTTGCTGGAAACTTCTTTACATACCTGTTATAAGCTGTTACGGATTTATTGTAATTTTCCCGGTACTGGGCAAGCATGTTTTCGGTAATAGACAATTCATTCATGAGTTGCTTATAATTCTCATTGCTTTTCAACTCTGGATAAGCATATGTAACTGCCGCGATCACAGTATTTACATCTTCTACACTGTTCCCTTCGCTCATTCCATCTGCAAGTCCAGTCAATGTTTCTGATTCATGCCGATCATACTGTTTTACACAGTCTGCCAGATTATAAACCAAGTCAACCCTGCGTTTCTCCTGCACTTTAATGTCAGATTCAGCGGTATAGACCGATTCTTCCAGACTGATTGCCCGATTCTGTACTGACTGCACTCCAAACACACACAACAAAACTACTGCCACTACTACTCCTACAATAATCAATGGTAATTTCCAATTTTTCATAGTTCTTTTCCTTCCTTTAAATGCTCATTTTCGCCTTTGCAAAATACATCTGGCTAATCACCAATCGTGAAAAAAATCATAGGCAACACCCCAGCAAAGGCTGAGAGTATTAACACATCTCCCATTCTGCTGGAGCGGTCCATACTAAACGCCAGAATAAATAGTATCAGTCAAGCCGCAGCCGCTATTATGCCCAACTTTCCTAAAATATCCTTTTTGTCCATTTTCTTATCCTTCCTTAATAACGTCAGATTTTTTCGATTACGTTTTTATACAGCTCTCTGTACTCTTCCAGCAGTGCTTCTGCTCTTTCCGCCCGGATCATCAGCTCTTGCACCGCATCGAGCATTTTCTGCGGTTCTGCTGGAATTGCAACGCCCGTAGCTTCCACAGGCACTTTCTGGGCTACATCCTTTTCTATGATATGCGGTTCAATCCCGATCGCCGCCGCAAGCTTGTTTTTCACATCTGCCAGCTGCTCATCTGTTACTGTACGAAGGTATTCTTCAAAACTTCTGTACGGTGCATAATACATTTTACTACTGGAGCCATACCGCAGCCCCTCGCAGTTTACTTCGATATCTGTATGCACGCCCTCTTCTGCCAGGTTAATTACATATGTCATCGCCCCGTTGTCTGCTACCACCAGCACGATCTTCTCTGCCCCTGTGACAGTTCGTGTTCTCCAAACCTCTCCGGTTTTATTTTCTGTTCCCATATTCTTGTCCTCCTGCAGCTTCCTGCGCTTTATTCTCTATTCTCTTGCTACCGCGATAATCGCCCGGCAGGCTGTTTCGTCGCGGTAGCCCTCTGCGTTTTTATACATCCCAGTTCTCCCACTATTATGCAAAGCGCATCTGTCCAGACTCTTCTGGCGGTTCAATAAGTGGCATCCAGTAAAGGACTTTTTCATATTCCAGCTCTTCCATCGTATCAAACTCAGAGTCCACGAAGCCAAGTGTTACCTGATCATATATATCTCTCCAAAAACCAAATCCGTACTCCTCTTCGTATTGGCACATCATCGGTGGATCTTCCAGATGGTTTTCTACCAAGCACATGTAAAATCTGCTATCGCCATCTTCTGGCAGGCTATCTTCTACAGATATCCACAAAGGAACCATCGGCTGCTCTTCAACCTCCATGAGAACAGAGGCTGCTATGTCGTCAATATCCACCATTCTGTCTGCGTTTGGGTCAGGGTTCAGCCATTTTGTCACTTTTTCAGTCAGCAAATCTGCATCTATCAATCTCACCTATTCCTCCTCCACTTCCAGAATTTCTCCGTTTTTCATGGTGTACCATGTGTCAGCTTTAATTTTGTCTCCGTCTACACGAATCATCTTTGCACCTTTTAAAGACCACCCCTCTTGTCTCCAATATGTTCCTTCGTTTCCTTCCCAGTCCGCGAGTACAAGATAAGAACCCAAAATTCCTTTGGCTTTTCCTTTGTATCCCCAAGCTATCGCAATACTTTCTGGGTCTCCAGCAATCGCACTGCCTTTGTAGCCTGTTGCGGAGGATGCGCCGCAGTTGCCTGTTGCGGAGGATGCGCCGTAGTCGCCTGTTGCGGAGGATGCGCCTTTGTAGCCTGTTGCGGAGGATGCGCCGTAGTCGCCTGTTGCGGAGGATGCGCCGTAGTCGCCTGTTGCGGAGGATGCGCCGCAGTTGCCTGTTGCGTCACATTCTGGTTTTGTTCTCTCTTTTGTATATTCAATCGCCGCTTTAACAAGACCAGCAATCGAAATTTCTGCTCCAATCTTGATTTTTGTAGATGCCACTTTTGAATCATCGCTGTTTTTACTAAATTCGCCGCTTTGTTCTACCAAATGGTAAACGCTACTTCCCGGGCTGTAATATCTAAAGCAATCCAAAGGATATTCGCACGCATGGAAACCGCGCTCGCAAGCGACAGCTTTTTCCTCTTCGTACTCTTTTCCTTCTTTGTATTGGAATCCATTTTGAGCAGTCATGTCTTTATTAAATCCCTTGTATGTTTTCATAAGATATCCTTTCGATTTTTATTTACACCCTGCTGCCACGCAGGAACGCATCCTGCAGCTCGCTCTTCCACGCCGGTTCTGCCTGTTCCTGCACACGCTCCACCATGTCACACTGGCAAACAATCTCTGTTGCCCACTCCCGGATTTGCCGAAGCCCATCTGCATCCGGTGCGATACCTGCACGCCGTTCGATCGAGAGCGCTAGCTCCCTGATCCGGTTATCTGCCGCCATCCATACCGGTTCGGCATCCGGCTGCGTTTTAATCCATATTGCCATCATTATTCTCCTGTCATAGTATTTTTGCATTCATTAAGTTTTTAAAGATGTACATCGGACATGCCACAACTATGCTGTTTCCTGCCTGCTTATAAAGCTGTGTGTTGCTGTTTACTTTTTGCGCTTTGGCAAAATCCTCGTCGTCAAAATCCATCAGTCGAAAGCATTCTTTCGGGGTCAGTCTCCGCACCCGCATTTCAGGCGGTTCACACACATAGTTATCTTTTTGCGTAGTCGTTAGGGTGTTGCATATTCCCTGTCTGTTCGGTTCTAATCTCTGCACCGTTGGCGCGCCTGGTGTCCTATCTGATGGATTTTCCGGATTGCGTCCCCGGCTTGCCACAATAAATGGCTGGCGGCCTCCACCCATGCTGCAATTAAGCGCAGGGGATAATCCGTCTGTATCATACACTCTGCCCTGGTTCGGATTATCTCTTGTCTTTGTGGGCATTATATTTCCAATTTGCCTTACCCGTATAAGACTTTCGCTGCCGTCCTTGTAATATCTTGCCCGTATACAAGGCGACACGCCTTGCGTATCAGGATCATTTATCACCGCCCCAAAACCATTTCCGTTTTTCTGGTTTCGCGTTTTATGCTCCACCATTCCGTTTAATCGCGTAGGCGACACATAATATTTTTCCTCAACCTCTTGTTCCAATACGTCTTTAAGTTTCCGTTTAAGTGGGAAACTCTCTGGAAATTTAAATCCCCCCGTATCGACATTTTTCCGTACGCTGACGATAAATACCCTTTCTCTGTTTTGCGGCACATTATATTTTTTTGCATTTAATATTTCCCAGTAATTGTTATATCCTGCCTCTTCCAGGGATGTCAGTACTGTTTTAAATTCATTTTTAAATTTTTTCCCAGTCAGATTTTTTACATTTTCTGCGATTGCAACCTTTGGCATTGTTGCTTTTATAATTCTTAGTGCATCAAAAAATAGTCCTGATCTTGTCTGGTTCCCATTTGCATCTAAGAATCCCCGCTGTTTTCCCGCTGTCGAAATATCCTGGCACGGAAACCCATATGTAATCAGGTCAATATCTTTTGGCAGCTTTTTTTCATCAATTTTTTTGATGTCCCCCAAATTTAATGGCTCTGCTACATTATGGATTGCTGCATATGATCTTGACGCATATTTATCAATTTCTGAGTATCCGATTAATTCATATTCCGCTTCGATCCTGTCCAGCGCTTTCTCAAAAGCTCCGATGCCCGAAAAAAGTGATAATAATTTTATTTTCCCCATGTTACACAATTCTCCCGTTCGTATCCGCCAACAGTCTGTAGACCGATGCCACAAACCAGTCTGCGGCGTATCCTGCAAATAACATACCAGCGCCAAACAACGCCATGTATGCGGCAATCTTAAGCAGGTCTTTAATATCGCGCTTACGCAGCTTCCACTTTGCTTCCCAGTCCTGCGCACCGTAATACTTTTCATACGCGGTTTCGACCATGTACTCACCCATGTAGCACAGTACATGTAATGCTGCCATAATCGTCATTACGATGCTGAACATGATCGCCATTTCGGCAAATATATCTAATAACTCACGCATCTACTTCCTCCTCCTGAGCGGCGCGCATGCCCGCTCCCAGCTCTCTGCCCATCCATCCGGCTCCGCTCTCATAATCTCGTAGCCGTCTTTTGCCTTTACGCCGTGGTATACGCGGCTGGCTATGGTCTCGCGGGACATGCCCAGCAAATACATAAGCTCTTTTGCTTTGTACCGTCCCTGGTACTCATCGTTCTTGTACAGGTCGTACAAGATTATCTTTCGTCCCATTCCGTTTTCCTCTCTTCCTGCACCACTGAGGACTGTTTGAAACCTTCTGCTCAATCAGTCTCATATCTGTGATGCACAGCCGCCGGTATCCGTCCTGTTTCTCCTTGCGGACCAGTACGCATGATTCGCAGCCATCGCAGTGCGGCAGCGTTGCTTTTATCCTGCTCCTGTAGTCCCGCTGCTTCTGCTGGTATGCTTCTGGATCCGCTTGCCTACGTCTGCGTTTTAGCAGCGCCGTTATGTCGGAAGCCGACATGATGCAATCTGGATGCTGGCAGGCCTCACAGTCCGGATAGGCACAATCTTTTGTTGCTCTCATGTCCGCCTCACTTTCCAAGCAGGGCAGCTTCCAGGCTGTCCATGTCGTAGTCGTGTTTCATAAACTGGTTATACTGGTCAACGCTGGTCTGCTGTCGCTTTGGCGGCTTCGGCTTCTTGTACTTTCCAGGCAGATACTCATCAAATTTCAGCTTCCGCAGGAAATTTTCAGCGTTCAACACATACTGCTGCTGCGTCCCGCGTATCTGGCAGGCTTCGGCGTAGTTTCTGGCTGCCTGTACAAGTTCGTCAGCACCTACACCCATCCGCAGGGTGTTTAAGTATTCCACAGCCACTCCCGGCAGGTCTGCCCCTGCTTTCGGGTACGCTGCAGCAAAGTCCTCAAACCGCTCTGGTTCATCGCGCGATATTGTTTTGGATTCGTATTCGGATTGGATTGGATTACGGGGACTATTGCAATCACTTGATATCATCTGATTGCAATTGATATCATCTGATATCAGATTCTCACAATTGCTCTCTTCCGCTGGATATTTGCTTTTTTTTGCTCTTACTTGCTGGTGATCTCCCCAAGTTACCATGTGTAAGTACGGTCGTCCCTGAATGTTATATTCTCGGACCAAGCCTACAGACGTTAACTTCTGCAGGGCATCAGCAATTGTTTTGTTCGTAATATCCTTTAACGGGAAGCATGTCCCACGGATAATCGCAGGCCTTCCGTCAAATCGTCCATAATCGTCACACGCTACGATAAGACGGTAGAACAGGACTTCTTCGAACCAGCTCAGCTGGTCGATCGTATCTGATCGGCAGATGCTTTCTTTTAAAATCCTGTTTGGCATCTTATCCGCCTCCATTCAGGCTCGCAAGCCATTCGTCCATTGTGACCTGGTTCTTTTCCAACTCGTTTTCCAGTGGCTTCTTATCTTTTCGTAGATACCGTTTCGCTGCATCCACATTCATGCGATTCTCAGCCGTTCTGGAGCTTTCTATTGCCATCCAGTTTCGAACCAGATTCTTTTCATTTTCCGCCGGTCTAAAGTACCCTTTGCCGTCTTGCAAATTGATAATCAATTCTGCGTCACAGTCGTTTTTATTTACTTCCGCAATCAGCCGCCGCACCATCCGATCACTCATGTGCGTTGTGGTCTGCAGCCAACGTCTGGAAACAGCATTTTTATGACCGGTCGGAATGTAATCTAAAATGTTCATGATCTTTCTCCTGTGGGGGATGCGCCGCTTGCCCCCGGCGCTGGGGTAACAGGAGGTACCCGTCACAGCCGTGATATATATTCCCCAACAAGCCCGAATCAGCAGTTTCTTTCGCCCCGCCGGGGCTGGTGTTACAACCATTTATGATAGGTAACGCTGTCCGGCGTCCATCCAGGGTAAAGCTCCCGCATGTAGTCCTGCAGCATACTATCCATTTCCCGATGCAGTCCCTTGTTACCGTTATCCAGTAAACTGTGGTGGTATCTGCATCCAAGCACACCATTCTGTTCTACGCCCAAGCCTAATTGGCTGCGAGCTACGATGTGCATTATATCCTTTGGGGCAAGATCACTTGGCAAGGCGTGCTCCATGTGATACAGGCGGCGGCAGAAAAAGCAGCCCTGATCCCGCTCGATAATCTTCTGCCGAACTGTCGGGCTAAACTCCAAGCGACGTGACATCGTGCTTTTTCGCATACTGCACCATCATCCTTTCTATTTCTGCTGGCGGCAGCGTCTCGATATCCCACTCTTTACACTCCGACACAAGCCCTTCTATCAGGCGGGACATTTCCCGCGTGTTGTACTGGCTCGAGCCTTTAATCCGGTAAAATTTACAGTACCGCACGCCCTCAAACTCGACGATGATTCCGGTCGGTTTGTAATGCTCGTGCTTGTATCGAAGGTAATCTTCCGTCTCTGGTAAAAAGTGGATGATGCAGTTGCCGTCCTCGTCCTCCGCCAGCGTGCCATAACTGTCTAAGAGCTGGTTATGTAGCTCTTCATTGCTGGTCTGCAGGGCTTTCGCAAGCTCTCCCAGCAGCTTCCAGTAGTAGGCATTTGCATCGAGGCTGCGCTTATCGGAGTGCTTTTTCAGGATCACATCCAGCTGCCCATCTTTCTGCAGTTGCACCAGCTGCACCAGCGATGCTCCCTGCAGATTCAGGGTCAGACGGAGCTTTTTATCGATCGTCATGCCGATGTCGGCAATTTCTGCCATACACCTCATGCACTTGCCTCCCTATCGGGCAAGCCTTTAAGCCTCTTGATGCAGTCTTTAATCTGCAAGTTACTTAGGCTCCCCAAATCGGACGCTTTGTATGTTTTCAGGACGGCTTTCGCACCGTATCCGGTGCGCTGCAGCTCCGCCTGCATCTGCCCGATCAACTCTGCCCGCTGCTTATCTACCGGGGCTTCTGCCTGCTGCATAGTGGTTGGCGCTTTCGGATCATCGTATTTTGTCCGGTCTGCATCCCAGTAGACGTCTGCTCCGACGCCGAGCTGTTTGCAGGCTACAGAGATCGCGTCCGTGGTCGCCATCTTGTAACACTCGTCCGATACATAAACGCCGTCTTTCTGCCGCGCTGCGAACATACTGCCGCCGGTTCCGGCGATCGGCATCGACCACTCTCCTCCGATCTTTACATACAGTTCGATGTCCACAAACGCTGCGATTTCGTCTCCGTGCGTTTCCATCCATTTCCGAACTGGTTTGTAATACCAGCCAATTCCGCAGGGTCCGAACTGTTCCGTCAAGCGCTTAATACGCCACATCGGATTTATGTCGGTCTTGCCTTTCAGCCGTCCCGCCGTGATCGCCTTTTTCGCGGTTTCCGGGACGCTGCGGCAAGCGTCGTAGATAGTCATGTTTTCCATCAGACCATCTCCTCCCAGTCGATTCCGACACTATCCAGATACATCTCAAAGGCTTCTTTCCCCTTTTTTGATAATGCCACTCTGTATTCGTAAAGCTGCGTGTCCTCTTCGGTGTCCGGTGTCAGGTTTTCGATTACCTCCTGCGCGCCGGTTTCCCGTGCCTGCTCTACAGCTGCCTGTTTCTCTTCTTCCAGCTGTCTGCGCTGTGCTTCGAGGGCTTCCTCAGCCGCCCGACGCTGTGCTTCCCGTTCCTCCAACACCTTCCGTTCGGCTTCCAGCTTCTCGCGTTCCTCCCGGCGGATGCGCTCCAGCTCTTCCTCGCGCTGCCGTTCCTGCTCCTTGCGGAGGATTTCTGCTTTCTGCGCCTCGTAGGCGTTAATGCAGGAGATCGCTTCCGGAAGACTCAAGGTCTGCTTGAACACGTCCAGTGCTTTAGTCTCGGCATCCGAGTGCATCCCGTGGATGGTATCCAATGCAATCCGTGCCGCCGTTGCCTGCGCTAAAACCTCTTCCCGGATTGCCTTTTCTTTCATGGTTGCGTTTTCCCATTTCGGGTTATAAATCCGATCCAAAGGAATAATGTCCGCCAGATCAGCGACCAGCTCCGTATAAATGGCTTCGATCAGTGCTTTTTTCTGCGCAATTCGGTCTTCTTCAAAGGCTTTGACCTGTCCGTCAATTAAGGTGATTGGCTCGTCAAACAGGTTAATCAGCTCTTTTACCTTCGGCTCAAAAGCATCCCAAGGAGCCATGTATTTCTTTTTCGCGTCTCGGAGATTGTCATTCAGCTCTTTCTTCTCCGCCCGGAGCTTTGCCAGCTCTTTTTTAGCGTATCCCTTGCTTTCCTCTGTAAAGATTGCGCCGTCATATTCTTTCAGGCGATCCTTTATGTAGGCTTCTACCTCTTCAAAATTGCAGGATACTGTACCCTCCTGCTGGACAATAACTGCTCTTACTTCTTCCATTGCTTTTTCCTCATTTTTCTGTTATAATAAAGATGATCTCCACAAAAGATCATCCGATGCAGAGCCAGTCCCCCAAGATTACAGCTCTGCATCATTTTTTTTACACATTTCCCTCGCGCCGATCAGCAACGCTACTGCTGCGGTAATTGCCAGCGTCGCCGGGAACCACTGCAGGTCTGTTGTTTCCCACAGGATCACTGCCGCTGTTATGCAGTTCGTCCCAATTCCGAACATTAAATCTTCCATATCATGTTTCCCATCATTTCCTCGCACGTCATATCCATCACCCATGTGATCATCCTCTCCCAAACATCTGTAAAATCTCGTCATTTGTAAAATGTAACACTCTGTCCAGCGCCCAGATCTCTCCCAACCGGATTGTTTCGCCCTCTGCTTTCCGCTTTACGAGGGTGTTTCTGTTTATTATGTTCCGGCGGTCAAGGTCTTTCCCTGTCAGCCCGCTGCGTGCCAGTCCGACATTGATGACGCGCCGGACGGCTTCTTTGCGGTCCGCATACACCCCAAGTGCTTTTGTTTTCGGCATCTCTTTCACCTCCACATCCAATATAGATTTGATAAAATCAGCGCGGCCATCGTGATTTCCCACGCTATGCGCCATCTCTTTGTCTCCTGCTTTGCTTCTTCGATGACTTCTACTGCAAAGCTGTCTTCTCTTTCGTTAATATCCATACCTCCTATCTCTTGCTTCCTGCTTATCCCCGTCCTATACTGTACTCACAGGCTCCCGCCAGAGCCGAGTACAAAAGAAAGGAGCAATTCTATGCAGACAAATTCTGAAAAACTTCTAAATTTTATGAGAGAAAACCGAGAACGAAAAAATAATCACTTCCATGATGAAGATTTTTGCTCTTTTGGATTCCCTCCTGAATATTTAGAACGTTATCTGGATGAGTTAGAACAAGCCGGATTCATCTCTGTGAATCGTCAGTGGATTATGATGTCATACTCGCTTCTTTAACAGCATCCTTAATAGCATCAAGGGCAGTGGAGTATTTTTTTTGTCTCTGCCCTTGACACTAGATTTCGTTCAGGCAAAAAACTGAAATCTCCAACGTCAAGCGAAAGATTTAATACCGGAGATTTTTCACAGCCTTCCGCTGAAAATGTAACACTGCGAACTCCCTGTGATATATTTACCCCGTCAATCCAGATTTCAACGCCCCGCTTCCCTGTCATTTCCATTCGGAATTTAGGGACACGGTCACATTCCCTATTTAAATACTCGCTCATTTCTCTCACCTCCCCTCTTCGCCGCTTACTGCTTTTTCTTTTTTCGCAGAAGCTTTGGCATTCCTTTTCACGCCTGCTTTGCTTGCCAGCGCTTCGGCGTATCCCAGAAAATATCCTTTATCTCTTTCGGACATATTAGGAAGCGCCTTGCCGATCGTGACGATTATGTCCTTTTCTTTTTCGCTCAATGCTCAACCTCCTTGTTTGTTTTGTTAAGCACATTATAACGGTTTTTTATGTGCTTGTCAATACATTTTTAGAATAATTTTGTGCTTTTCAAACGTTTCATTATGGTATATAATTACTCTTGCAAGGAGGTGAATTTAATGAATATAGGCGAGCGGATTCGTTATTTAAGAAAAGATATATTGCATATAACGCAAGAAGCATTAGGAGAGCCATTAGGTCTTTCCAGGGCAAATATCGCAAATATAGAATCAGGGAGAATTTCAGTTACGGAACGCGTGATCAACGATATAAGTGAGAAATTTCATGTGAATGAAGAATGGCTTAGATATGAACGCGGAGAAATTATTCAGCCTTTAGAAAGAAGTCAAATCATAACTGACTTCGTGGGCGATTTAATAAAGGAAGAAGATTCGTTCAGGACACGCCTTATAGAAGCTTTGGCAAAGCTGGACGATACTGAATGGGAAGTTCTCGAGAAGCTTGCGGAAAGTTTGTCACACAAAAAAGGCTAGGGGTGTTATCCCCTAGCGCAAGATCTTTTTGCAGAAACGGTAAACCAATTCGAGCATTTTAATGTCATTTGAATTATTTACCATTTCGGCAATGAGTTTTTTGTAGTCCATCGTGCATCCCTCCCAACACGAACATTTGTTTGATTATATATTAACACAAGGTAATATATATTTCAACAGATGCGTACAGGGAAACGCGGTGAAGCGTCGAACCTACGCGGCAAAAAACGACAGCCAGCGCAGGGTTTGACAGAATGTTACACACGGTTATATCGCTGCGGCGATTAACAAACAAAATATCATATGAGGAGGATAATAAAATGGCACTTATCAAATGCCCCGAATGCGGGAAAGAATACTCAGAAAAGGCAGCTACATGTCCAAACTGCGGAGCGCCAAACGATTTATTAAATGGGAGCCAGCAGAATTTGAACGACCAGCTCCAGACGAGCGATACCACAAAAAAAACAAACACAGGGTTGAGCATAGCTGCTTTTGTTGTTTCACTTTTTAGTTTAATATTTGCACCTTTATCCATAATCTCGATTATTTTAATTATAATCGACGCTGTTAAGAATAAAAACAAAAAGCGCAAGAAGGGGCTTTGGATTGCCGCACTTGTTATATCAATCATTATGATCATAACTCTTTTTGTTCCGAAATCGGATAGCAACGATGCAGAACAGCCCACAGTCGTGCAAGAAAATTCAAATAGCGACGTATCAGAAGGAGCCGATCCAATCGAAACGGAAATTCCGAAAGAATATATTGAGGTAACTGCGGATGACCTCGTTGATGCTCTGAACAGCAACGCGATGAAAGCACAGAATGATTACCTTGATAAATATCTGCAAATCACTGGAACATTAGGCACAATCGACAGCTCCGGGAAATATATCTCGATTGATTCGGAACAGTTTTCGTTGGCAACAATCCAATGTTACATGACTTCCGAGACACAAAAAGAACTGATTATGAATATGAAAAAGGGCGACCCTATCACAGTAAAAGGATATTGTAAAGATATGGGAGAAATCCTTGGATACCAGATAGATATTGAAGAAATAACAAATTAAAAAATAAAAAGCCCCGATGCTGGTAACACCGGGGCAATAAAGGAAACTATACAGCACGTGAGGTGGTGGTATGTTTTCCCTCGCAAGAAAAGTATACCACAGCCTCCTACACCTGCATAGGTGTATTTTTTATACCTAAAAGGAGGATTAACTATGGCAACAGCAAAAAAACTCCCGTCTGGATCATGGAGATGCCGTGTTTACGACTACACAGACGAAAACGGGAAAAAACACTATAAATCATTCACGTCTGACAATCCAAAGCCCGCAGGAAAGAGAGAGGCTGAGGCTGCCGCCGCTGCTTATGCAGTTTCAAAAAAAACTGCTGCTCCGCGTTCCTTAACTTTCCAGGCAGCCCTTGAGGCCTACATCGAAAAAAGGTCTGTCGTGCTGTCCCCTTCCAGCGTCCGGGAATATAAACGCGCCAGGAAAAATTATAAGGACTTGAAAGATATCCGAATAGATGACATAACCCAGGAGGATATCCAGAGGCATGTCAATGCGTTTACCGAAGGGCACTCCCCGAAGAGCGTCCGGGATAACCACGCTCTAATCAGTGCCGTATTAAGGGAGACGCGCCCCGATTTTGCACTGAACACCGTTCTCCCGCAGAAGATTCGACCGCAGCTCTATGTACCGACAGATGATGATATAAAAAAGGTTATGGAGGCAGCCAAAGGGACAGAAATGGAAATCCCAATCCTACTGGCAGCCTTCGGCCCCATGAGGCGCGGGGAAATCTGTGCGCTTGACCGAAGTGATATAGCTGGGACACGCGTCCATGTGCACCGCAACATGGTTCTAGATGAAAACAGAAAGTACATTATCAAATCCCCAAAATCATATGCTGGAGACCGTTTTATAGATTTTCCCTCCTTTATTACGGACCAGATTCCAAAAGGCAACGGCAGAGTGACGGAACTCAACCCGAATATGATCACCCAACGATTTAACCACGTCCTAAAGCATGCTGGAGTGCCGCACTTCCGATTCCACGATTGCCGGCATTACTGCGCGTCTATCATGCACGCAATCGGGGTTCCAGATGCTTATATTATGGAGCGCGGCGGCTGGGGAAATGATGGGACATTAAAAAACGTCTACCGCCATGCGATGGAAGACCAGCGCGAAAAGATGTCAAATAAGACCAACGGTCATTTTGACGCGATGTTCAATTCTCTGTAAGCATGTCATATTTCGTGTCATACTGTTGTTTATTTTAATATTTTAACGTACATATATATACTTTTAATAACATTACTATATATCCAAGAAATGCTTTAAAATCAGCATTCCCAGCAAATAAAGGAATTTCAAAGCGTTATGCAAACCAGTTCAAGTCTTGTCACTCCGACTAAAAGAACCTTGAGAGATCAAGGTTCTTTTTGCTTTGTGTCATATTTCGTGTCATACATCATCAAAAAATAAAAAGCTGGGAGGACTTTGCTTGCCCTCTCAGCTTATGTCTTTATTCTGGTTTTCTTTTATTCGCCACTTTTCAAAATCTCCGTTTTTTACTGCTTCTTCCGCTTCAGCAAATAGTAAAAGTTAGATAAAAAAAGAAGGGGCAGCTTTTTGGCTGTCCCTAACTTTTAAAATTCATCGATCATCGGGCAATCATGATGATCCATCTTCTTTAGATCATCTATGCTCACATAGTACTTTATGAGCGCGTATGCAATGTCTCTTTTTCCCGGTGCGGCGTTCAGGTCAAAGGTAAATGGCATATTCCGGAGCGCATCGTTGTATGCCGCTGAAAAGATCATGTATGCCCGCGTATGTAGTTTTGCCGGTCTCTCGCCGGATTTCTGATCCCGGTAATCCTCTGCGATTCCTTTCCAGCTCAAATCCTCCGGAATTTCTGACGTAATATATACGCGCTCCGCGTAATCGTCCGGCAGTTTTTCTACTTCGATGTACGCATATCTCCGCTGCCCGTCTTTCTCGTATCTAAATACGATATCCTCAATATACGGGAGTGCGGTATATTTCACTCCGTTTTGCTTCAAAACCTCTTCAAAAGGTCCATCGATGACCTGATATATTACCTCTACACCATAATGATTAAATTTTTCCATTTTTTCTTCTCCTTTTTCATTTTCTTTTTCCAGCCGATCCAGTTCAGCATCATTTGTTTTTCTGCTACTTCAATTTTTGTTATACCTTAAAACTGGATCATAGCTTGCTATCCTGTCGATATCTACTATTACAATCTGCCCTTTTCTCATTGTAAACCAAATAAGCATTGCACCCTTTATTTTTCGGTCAATCCCTTGTTTGCTCTTTAATGGTATAAGCATATTTTTCCCGACAATTGCGATGTTGCACCCGCGGTTAAAAAATCCCTTTAATATATCGTAAAATAATTTTATCTGCAAACCTTCTTCTTCATTTACGACATATATCCGGTTTAAATTACCAGGCTTCTTCGCATTATAAGAGCATCCCATTGGATAACCCTTTCGTTCTTTTTCCTTCAACCATTTTTCTTTTGTCATGCCTGATCTGGGCGGCATACTTATAGACTTTTCTCTCCAGTCTTTCATCCCGAGTTCTCTATAAAGTTCCGGAGAATCCATGAGAAAAAATTTTACAATATCCTGATCTTCCTTTTTAATTTTGCGAATATTATTTTTTATAACATCCGCAAAGAACATATGATCTTCTGGTGTTTCCAGTCTTTCAAAATATTCGTCTATATCCGCATCAGTCAACTTTTGTACGTTTCTGCAGAAAAACGTTAAATAATTGTTGCTAAAAACCAGCTTGCTTTTTACCGGTTTCTGCATGGATACAATCCATGAATAATAGTCCATCATACGATATTTCGTATTAAAATAGATCATCCTTTCGTTGCGGATTTCCCTTATTATTTTCCCGCCCGGAGAAACAAATATATAAATTCCGGGACGTGGTTTATATGCTCTCAGCGCAATATCTTCCAGATTTTCAGCGCCTATATCTTCAATGGCTTCCAGCATATCATTTCCCCTTTATATCAACTCAATTTTTGTTATTTTCACAAGTGTGTCCAATGGATTCTCTTTCTTCTCTACGATATCAAATTCGTAATTGATCCACTGGTCATTTGTTATTTTGTGCGAATATGATCCGTAAGAACCAGACTCCTCATCATCCGGTGCTTCGCCCTCTCCGTCCCAGACATCGTTCAGTTCTACAATTTCTCCAACTTCAACCTCTGGAAGATAATCAACTTCAAAATCACCGGTTTCTTTTGCGATTTCGTACGCTTTTTTCACTGTCTCATTCATTTCGAGCTCTCCTTATCTGCTTTCTTGTTTTTACTCAATTTTTGTACCATCTGGGAATTCAAAACCAGAATAGTATTTTGCCCCTATGGCTTTCGCCATATTTTGGAAGTCCTCGTCGGAAAACTTCCCTGTTTTTAAACGTTGGGAAAATGCGGACTGTGATAATCCTATTCGCTTTCCAAGTTCCGTTTTGCTGATTTCAGCCGCGGAGCACGCCATGTTTACTTTTTGCTGGATGGTTAAGATTTTTACCGCCTCCTTATTATTTATTAGGTTTTCCTTATAACTTATTATATAATACTTCTAATTTTTGTCAACCTGTATTTGAAAATTTTTTTGATAAAAAAACAGAGCTCATAAGAGCCCTGCTTTTCGGTGTTGTTTTCCTGTATGTCTTTGGTCGGAAAATTTACTCTTTCCTCCACTTTTTTGTTTTCCCGTCCCATTTAAAACCGCGTTCTTTCAGCTCTGCACGGATGCCATAAGTCTGCCCCGAGACAGCTTTAACCTTGTCCCAGTTGATACCAAACGTGTCTCCATCCTCTGCGCCAGCATTTAACTTATATGTAAGATACTGCGTTTTATTTGTTTTAGATGTCTTTTCGCGTTTTTCAGGAGTAGCATAGTCAAAAGATAACTCCCCGGTACGATCATCAGCAGATGCCTGCAAAATCTCGTTCTTGTAATAAGACCCGTAATACCCGCGTGATTCTCTATATACTGCTTCTATTTCCCTGGGCTCTGCAGATGGATCGATGATCCCACCTCTATTTTTTTTCGCACTTCCGGCTGCGTTTAAAGCAGATCCGCGCCCACCGAAAAACTGTAAATTTATCACCATTCCGCCACCTCCGCAACGTTAAATTTATCGCTAAACGGCTTTATCCTGATTATATCACCTTTGCAATCGTCTGGTACAGATCCATAAAAGATAATCTTATCAGGACATAGCCGCTTCATCATTTCATCATAGCCTGCGGCCGGGAGGACTTTGAATGTTCTCTCGGCCTATATCTTTATTCCAAGATCTTAACCTTATGGACAATCCCATTTATTCCCATCGCCGCAAACTGCTGCCGGATACCATCTGCCTGCTCGCGTGTCCATACATCCGCTACGGATACTGTGTAAATCACTCCCGGATCTGCTGCAGGATGCGTCCATTCCGCAGGATCATCATATGCGATATCAAGGTCTGCATCTCCCCTGATACCTGGGATCTCCCCACAGCTCGTGTACTGCCATACAGATATGTCTCCGTCAACATTTGGCTTGTATTTCTGATCCGGCTCGTCATCAAACTGCATCGTTCGATATCCGCGATAATAGCGTGCTATCCACAACCGTGTCCCAGCAAACGCATTAAAGTCAAACCAATGATCCTTATAAACATACAACCCGATATACAGACCAAATCCGTACCCTGCCGTTGTGATGACCTCCTGCGCTGCACGGATGCACTCTGTCAGCTTCTCAACTCCCAGCGGTCGCAGCGCATCTTTGTCCTCCACATCCCACCATACCATTGTGCCGGTCAGCCCGTAAGACCGCAATAATGCTACGATCTGCTGCGCTTCCTGTTGCGCCACTTCCGGCGTGGCTGCGTAGGTATATTTATAAACTGCTATCGGAATGCCGTGCTTTCGGCAGCCTTCCAAATTTGCGGCAAACTGATGGTCTGTCTTGCCTGATCGGCGCACACTGCGCAGGATTGCAAATGCTACTTTTGCCGCTGCAACCTGTGCCCAATCTATGGCCCCCTGATTATCGGAAACGTCTATTCCTTTCCACATCATACATCCTCCACAAAACATAGGGCGACCGAAGCCGCCCCAGAATCACGCTTAACCCTGCGCGGGAGATAATCGGATCACCTTATCCTTCCTGTACTTCTTTCCATACACTATCTGTTCCTACAGCTCCAGGCTCCCATACATTGTTATCGACAAGCGATTCCCAGACCTTACTGTTGTGTTTTACCTTATCGCCTTTTTTATATCCGTTTGTGCTTCCCGGCTGCTCCCAGTCCGGCGTTACGCTTGGGTCTGGGATAAGAACTTTTGCGAACAGGGACGGTGCCGCTTCCGGAGTCCACTGATTCTGTTTATCGTGGTCAGACAGGACATTGTACAGCACTTTATTATAAGTGCACCGCTGCCCTTTTGTCAGATGTGTTCCGTCCTTCAGTGCTTCCCATTCAGGGTACAGCGACGGCACGAGCAAAGCCTGTGCATCCGTGTTATCCACAGCGCTGAATTTAGCCTGCTCTAGCATTGCCTGAAGATTGTCTTTCGCTTTTTTCGTAAACATATCATTTGCCCTCCAAGATTCCGTTTATTTCATTGATGCCAGACGTGATGGTAGACACATCATTTTCCAGCTTTGTTACTTTATCAGTCAGTCCATCCGGCAGCCCTGCTTCTTCAACTTTTTCCATATGCACCGTACATACAGCCACATGGGATTCCACAAACCCGCTTTCTGTGGTTGCGTCCTCCTGCTCGTAATTAATGGATGCTATCACGTCAGGTGTATATTCCAAACTCACGAATTTTTTAAACCCAGCATATCCGCATATCAGGTCTGTCCCAACATAATATCGCATCACAGCCGTATTCTCAGCGCTCGAAAACATGTCAATTATGCTTTTTGTATCGCTGCTTTTTATAGAGATTTGCAAGGATTTCCCGCTTTGGACAATTCCATCAATCTCCAATTCTTTCCCAGATTTAAATACGATTTTTCGCATATTCTTACCTCTTTTCTGTTAGTATTTTAGGTTTTACCAACTGGTTATATTAAAAAATATCACAGGTGCAATTAGCATTTTAGGTAGAACCGCTGGTACTGGCAGTGCTACTGTCAAAGCCTTTGGATTTAAACAATAAACACGCGTTTGGTATCGGATGATTCTGTGTCGATCGTAGCTCCGTTATTAAGGTTTGTTACATCCACAATTGCTAAAAAGCACAACACACCACCAATATGCGCAGGGACAATCTGTCGGATGCTATATGAGCCTTCTAAATTTTTAATTGTAACATTTTGGGTTGCAGACTTTTGGTGGCAAAAAGTAAGCAATGTGCATTCGCCATAATCCTTCACGCAAGTGTATGGCATTTCTCCCAGGTAAGCAATGCCATTGCTACCCAATTTTTTTGTTACTGTATCAGCACCAGGGGCGGGAATATATGTAATATACACGCCGTCCTCTCTGGCATCCATGCCTTTTATAGCACCATTGTCGTTTATGGCATTCAAATTGGTCTTTACCTTCGCAAAGCCGTTCGAGATTCGCTGTTCAAGATCGTTCATGTTTTTGGTATTAAACGCATCGCCCTCCTGCGATACCTGCCCCTCACTGCGGGAAACGTCATACGTTGTTGATTCTCCGTTTGCAACGTTTCTCAGAAGCCGACGTCCTGCAAATTCCACAAGGCGGGCTTTCCATTCTTTCGGAGTAAACCACGTTTCTGCCATTATAAAATCCCTATTCCTTCCCCGGCGTAGATTTCATCGCCGCAATAATAATAACTGCCCATAACTCTGTCATAGACACATTTGACATCGTGCAAGATCCGTTCTATGGCGTTCCATTTTTGATAAGTAGTCAGCGGCGGGTCTGGTGTGGCAGGTGTATCTTTCAGAGCACTCCACGCTTCACGGATCCGCTGCACGTTGTCGCGGATCCGTTTAAAATCACTTGCTCGCGGAATCTGATCAGCTCCCCACATCTTTACCGTCACGCTTACCGCCAAAGCCTCAGCGATCTCACGGATGTTACTTTCGATCCGGTTCAAATCCGCTGCATTCAAAGCTCCCTTCATTCCGGCAGCCCATTCCCTTTTTTCTTCTTCGGAGATTGTCCCTGCAGCGTATTTATCATTCAAAGCCTTTACCCGTTCAACGTCCGCCTGCGTTCGGTCATACACCCATTCCATCAGACAATCCCTACCTCCTCATCAGCATACAGCTCGCCGGAATAATACTCTTCTGATGTTATTTTATAATATCCACGACATTTTGCCGTACCCACAAATCCACCTGTAAGGTCAACACTAAGTGATTCTATACAGGCAACAAAATTTCCGTGCATTTTCAAGGTATTTTCAACCTCCGCCCAGTCCCCCGCTTTTTCCTCTGCGGACAAATGACGTGTCTGGATGATCTGCTGGAGTTGGTAATAATCCAAGATATTGTCAGCAACCTTATTTGCGCTTTCGTAATTCAAAAGCGTTCCGGAAAATGTTTTCGTGTTCCGCACTTCACCGGACTTTATATGCTCGATTCTGGACAGTGTAGCCAGCTCTGTACCAACATATTTGTGCCCCGTGATCGTGACCTCTGCACGTGCGTTTCCCGCGATTTCCAGCACAACATAGTACGGCATTTGTTTGACAATCCTCCCCGCAGATGCGCTCATGTTCGCTGCCGGGCTTGTGAACTGAATTGTATGTATCCCAGGATCGTATGTGCCTTTCGTAATCTCGCTTTCCGCCGCGTCCAACACCCACGTTTTATATTTTACGCTTACGTCTGACACATAAGGATCTGCCTTTAACGTCGTGGAAAATTTCCGGCTGCGCGGAATCGTTGTCGATATTTTTCTGGTCGATTTTCGTATTTCGATTCCAGACCGGCGGGATGTGTTCATAATCGCAGCGCAAGCGAACAATACCTCACGCAGAGCTTTTTGACAGGTCTGGATTTTAAGCGTGCCATACAGGGGCGTTTTCGCCACCTCTTCCTCTACTGTATAATTTTCAATCTCTGCCGCTGTCATAATCTCTTCGATCACACTTCCCGCCGTTTCTCCGTCGTATATCCGCCCGTCTTTAAAATCCACATTAGCAAGCATCCCTTTGTAGTCAATCGCCGATATTTGTGTGACGTTTTTTGCGGTACTGTTAGATTCCATGAAAAACACGCCCAGCGGCATCTTCACGCCGTCAACGATTTCATAGGGTAACATTCTCTGCTTTTTCTGCAATGTTTTGTGCAACCCGTCGATTTTGCCAATATTAAAATCATCATCAGGGTCAACAAAGTCAAACGTAAGCTTGTCCGTCTTGACCTGATTGCTGATAGGGTCTGTGTCATTTACAAGCTTCGCGCTTTTTATAACATCCGGCCCCCAGATAAACGTTGTGCCATACTCGAGATAGTTTAACTTTACATTGTGCCACGGTAGGGCACGTACAAATCGGATCTCAATTCGTCCGTATTCCTCCACCTGGTTTTCGGCAAAATAATTCAGTTTGTTCGGGAAGAAACGTTTTTGCGATTTATATGTACCGCCGAGGTCGTACCACGTCACTTCCATTTCCAGCGGAAATGCTTCTGAAAAATGAAAAGTCAGCCCGATAGAGGTATGATTTTCGGTAAAATCTATTCTGATTACAGGCTGTTTTGTGAAAATTCCATCTGCGCCCGCTTGCACATCAGAAAAAAACGGGATATCCGTCGGCGTGTCTGGCATTTCGCTAAGACTCCCATCCAGCGCGAAAAAATTGTGCTCCAGTGTAGCGTAGTTGGGTGGGCTGCCTTTTAACTTAAACAGCCCCATATCCCCAAAAGCGGCATTGCGCTCTGTGCTTTCTTTTGCATCAGGCAGAGCAGTCGTGTCATGCAGATTGTATTCGACATAAAATTCTGTTTTCATTACGGTCTCCTTGCCGGTTCTTTCGCCGTAAACTTGCAGGTAAACCCTTTATAATCAGCGCTATCCTGTGTTATCTTCTCGTATTCATCAGAGACGCTGGATATATAAGCAGTGTATTCGTAATAACCAGGATCTGACGGCAGCGAAATAACATGGAATGGGACGGGCTCTGTAACCTTATCCCAGAAACGTTTATATACGCCATCCGGGAACGCGCTGCTCTTCCCGACCGACATTGTGTAATTAAAGTAAACGCCTATCAGTTCACGCTGGAGTTCTCCCGTTTCAACTCTTTCGGCGAATTTGTCGAGGAAATCCGCGTTTCTTTTTATGGACACGATGGGGATGTTAAAAAACTCCCCATCTATGTATATGCCGCGTGTGAAAATCATCCTCCGATCACCTCCAGATCATATCCTTGCCTATTTGCTTCTGACAAGAAATCCTGTAGTGTAGCTTGCGCCAAATCTGTCCCGTTTACCTGCAAGACGATCCTTGCCGTTCTAAATCCGCCGCCGCTCTCTGCCATTACCTCCGATACGGCTTGTTTGATTGTGCCTATCGGTGCTTCGATGTTGGTCTGCCCTGCCCGCTGGTCGCCCAGAATCGCCAAGAACGGGTTGCCGCCACGGATTACCGAGCCAGATGCAAGCGCCGGGATATCTCGCAGGGTACGAGATGCAAAGCTTTCGTTTATGGCATACGGCTGCGTGGACATTGTTCGCGGCTTCGATGATCCGCCACCAGTAAATGCGTTTTTGATACCGCTGCCGATGTTCTTGATTTCCTCTATAACGCCTGCAATCATGTCGCTAACCCATGTAAAGAAGCCGGACAAGAACGCCTTTATAGAATCCACGACGCCTTCTACTTTGGTTTTAAAAATCGTGAAGATTTCCTGCGCGGTATTCCATGCGCCCTTCCAGTCTCCATCAATCAGCTGCTTAACAACTTTTACAAACAGACGAAATACAGTTTTCATGATGTCAATAATACTTTTTATCTTATTCCAGAAATCGTTGAACGTATCCCAAGCAACCGCCCACGCCTCTTTCCAAAATTCTAAACAATCGTTTATAAAAGTCATAAAGGTTGTAAAACCATCAACAATCGTCTTAATTCCAAGTATAATAAACTCTAACAGCACCCCTAATCCTTGCACCAAGAATGGCACTGCGTAGGTCATAATCCAGTCAACAATCGGTTGCAAAATACTCTCCCAAAAAGATTTTAAAATATCCGCAACCAACCCAACTCCTCTTATTATAGCTTCCCAAGCCGGCAGAAAAGACTGAGTCAAAAGCTCTGATATTCTGACCCCGATTCTGTCGATAACTGGCTGAATTTGTGTATTCCATGCGGTTAAAAAATGATTGACAACCTCTTGAAGCCCGCTCGTTAAACTATCAAATAATGGCTTGATATGAGCGTCGTACATTGTATTCAAGCTATCAAACGCTTTATCTACAGCCGTCTTAAATCCTTCCAGCACGGTTGCTGCGCCGCCTAATAACCCCTCCAGTGCAGTCTTGAACCCGTCAGCATTTTCTGTAAACGGTACAATAAGCATTTGTAAAAAGTCCCGCCCCAGTTTAAGCGCAAGTTCAGTCAGCCCCATAGCTGCATCCGCAATGCTTCCTATCAGCGCCGATACAAAGCGGATCCCGCTTTCGCTTGCAAATGCTTCAAATACATGGGCTATACTCTGGAACAAATCAGCCAGAAGAAGATTTATATCTGCCCCCACGTTAAATGCGGATATCAGGAATTTTTTTATCCGGTCGGTATTGTTTTCGAGATAATCCCCAATCCCGCCGATCAAAGCCGCCGCCAGAGTAAGCCCTATACTCGCCATTGATCCGGTAAAGGAACCCAACATATACATAAAGGTTTTAAGGAAGTTGTCAGCAGCCCCCACAACCGCAGGATCTGACCATATCTCTATCCATGCATCACGGATTTGCTGAAGCCCATTTTTGATAATATCTAAGCGGTATTCAAAATCACCCAAGCCATCCCAGAAGCCTTCCGCAAAAGCATCTTTTAACTCTTTTACATAGTCAAGAATAGGTTTCAGATTCTCCAAAATCCCATCAAGCCAAGACTTCACTCCTGCATCAACAGGGACTTCCTCGAACATGTCTTTCGGCTGCGTTCCGCCTCCACCGCCGCCGGAATCATCCTGCTTTTGCAACACATCCAGGTCATCAAACTTTGCCAAAGCTCCGGCTGCCTTTTTTGCCGCCGCTGCTGTTCCATTCAGGGAATCGTTATAGGAATCCTGTATCTTTTTCGCTCGGATGAAAGTGCTTTTCCCGCCAAGGATGGCAATAAACTGCGCCACATATGTTATCGCCCGCGTTATCCCGTTTATAAGTGTATTGAGATACGGAATTACTATCTGGACAATCGGCGCAAAGGCAGCAGCAAACGCATTACCAAGTGTAGCCAGCGAATTTTTTAGCGCCTGAAATGAATTTGCCAACGGAGCGGAGTATTTCGTAAGGTTTGAAAACCCCTTTTGCATTCCGGCTACCATCGCATTAAATGCTTTTGTAATCCAGTTAAATATCAACAGCGATAATGCGATACCTTTCAATCTTGATGCAAAAGTGCCGAACAGCCCCGCGCTTTTTTTCGCGCCGGACGAGGCTGTTTTAAATGCTTTATCGGCAGAATTCTTCATCCGGTCAAATTCTTTTTTGATGGGCTTCTGCTTCGCGTTAAGTTCTGCCATCCTGCGCTTTGAAACATCTATGTTTCCGGCAAGCTGAGACGCTTTTGCAGACATTTTTTGAAACTCTTCCGTGTCTTTCGGGGATACAAACGCAGCGCCGGATGCTTTCTCCGCGTTTATTTTTGCCTTGATTTCATCTACTTTTTGAGCCGCTTCATCCAGTTGAGCCTTGTCCACCTTCGGGGTATACGCCTTTCCACTGTTCTCCATCTGCTGAAGCTTTTCTTTCAGATCATCCACACGGTCGGATGCGGCTGCAACCTGTTCATTTAGTACGTCCCATGCGCCGCCGGTTTGAGGTACCCCCATGTTTTCCCAGTCTGTCTGACGTGCTACAAGCTTAGACAGCTCTCCTTGCGCCGCAACGAGGTCTTTCTGTAAAGCTTTATACTCAGACGTTGCCGCCCCCTTTTGTGACATACGGGCCTGCAGTTTTGAATACTCGGATTCTGCCTTTTCTAACTCTCTTTGTAATTCTGCAAATTTTTCTGTCGGGATTTTCTTTTGCGAAAATTCTTCCATTTTGCGATTGAGAGAATCTAAAGCCGCGCTGTCTTTTTTTATGGCATTAGACACGCGCATCATCTGGCTGTTTAAATCTTTTGTTTCAATTTTTGTGTTTATCCGTATCGAACCGTCATATTTCGGCATATCAGCCTCCTACCTTGATCCATTTCATAAAAGCGTCAACGTCTTCCTGTTCCTCTTCTGTCAGTTCCTCTTCCCGCTCTATTGCAAATATTTGTTTCTGCTCCTGCAATGCCTGTTTTGCACGCGTGTCCATCTTAGGGTCTATTTTCTGCTGCCGGATGGCTATGACGTTCGTGTATGCGCATTCACCGAGCGTGGACAGCAGTCCCATGAACGCCCAGTAGTGCATGTCAGACCGGTTTAGGTCGATTCCGTACTTCTCCAGAAATGCTGAATAGATGCGCCACTGGTCTATGTCAAAATCTGTTACCGGAACTTTGTCCTCATCCTTCGGGCGGTTGTCGGTATACCACCCGCTCAGAAACCACCTAAGGCCATCCACGGCAGTTTTTAAATCGGGTAAAGAAGAAGGGCTGCCGTCCCCATCCTCTGACGGATACAGCAGCCCCAGCGCTACAGCCAACCTTTCATCGTCTGACAGGTCCGGATCTTGCAAAGCCTGTGAAATCTGGATCCCTGTCTGGAAGGCTTCGTCTATGCGGAAACCCTCATATTCTGTTGGGAATTTATCAAGCAGCACATTCCACATTTAATTGCTTCGCGCCCCTTTCCTGTTCGGGCTGTATTTGCTTGTGATTTTCTGATTTCGTTCAGTGGCGAAGCCCTGAAGAATCGGTATGATTTGGTCTAAAAAGTCCGCAATAAGCTCCATTCCCGGGGATTCCACGTCAGGGAACACCTTTTTGCAACACCCGCTCCCAAACAGAGAATCCAACTCAGCGCAGGCCTCTTTGCATAAAGCGTCATACGCTCCGAAGCGTTCCGTGAAATCACCGGAAGAATCATTAGCAATCCTATCGGCTTCCTCGTTTTTTGCATTCAGCCATGCCACAAAATCGTCAAAACGCTTAAAAAAAATGTTGTCAGAGATGTTGACCGCAATATAATCGCCGTTGTCGTTGACCTCAATGCGTTTGACGCCACTGTCTACTCGTAAACTTGCTGCTCCCATCTTGTCCTCCTTATTCCGTTAAAGCCCTGTCAGACGCGGGCGTCGCCGTGAATTTTCTTGTGGTTACGTTAAACGTTCCAGCTTCTCCGTCACCTCTGCCACCCAGAGTCAGTGTATCTGTCACGTTTGCCCCTGCATCGCCACCTGTGCCACCTACACTCACAACGCAGCGACGGCGGACTGCCGGATATTCAGGTCCAGCGCCGGAAACTCTCACGCGGACATAGGATGTTATGGCATCAGCTCCGACGGGCAGCGTGTCTATCATCTTGTTAAACCAGTCTGTAAGATCCTGATCCTCTTCGTCTACGTTCTGCCTTTCAACTTCGATGGACGGCGTATAGGATTTAAGGTCCGTAGATCCGTTTTCCTGATTGATGTACTGTACCGTCTCCGTCTCGGGGTTCATTTCCTCCGTTAAAGAGGTAATACCCGTTCCCAGAAGCCGGTAGTCTGCCGCTGTCCCCTCAGAGGTCGTGTCCATTTTTACATCGACAAAATGTCTCAACAAATGTCTTTTCATTGCTTTTTTCCTTTCTTAAATTTCAGGCTCGATAACATTTTTATAAAAAACCGTAACCGGTAAAACCCAGTCCTGCACGCCATTCTCCTGCGGCTGTGTCCCATATGCGTTCCCGCGTGTTACCCGCTCAACCCTCCGCCCTGCGGTCAGATCTGGGTATATCGCTTTTTCGTACTCTTTCCCTTCAATCCCGGAGGGTTCGTGGCAAAGCCAGCGACCCAGCGTATCCAGGAATTCCAGAATAGTAATTTTCTGTCGTTCCCTTGCTCCCGTGGTCGAACGGTATACTACAAAGCAGGGATACCGGCATTCCTGATATATCCGCCCGAGTATATCTTCTTTTTCTGTATACACCAGCGCCCCGGAATCATTGGAAAACGCAATGCCATCCTCAGACCCGAGCTCTTCGAATTTAATTACTTCATCCGGATACAGCCCCGGAAACTGGTTAAGCAGCGACTTCATTGCCGCCGTCAAAACATCATAGCCGGTAGCATCATTCCCGATAGGTTCAGCCATTTTCCTCCACCTACTTCCCTAAGATTTCAAAATGCGGAATTATCGCATATGGTCCGCCCACTGACGATATAAGATAAACAAAATCCTTTTCGGTATTCATAAACGCGTAAAACCCTTCATATCGCCTGTCCGTATAATCTGCATCGTTCACAGGACTGTCCCCGTCCCATGCTCCTACCATAAAAAAATCTGTAGACGGATTAAATGTAATGCTGTCGGGCAACAAATCGTTGACCTGTCTGTTCCATTCCTTCGGCGGAAGCCACGGCAATTCTTTTCCGACGGTATCAACAATAATTTTTCTCCCGTTCTTGACCCCGAACGGGATATGTAACTGTGCGTTATCTGTACTGTCTGGACCGTACAGCTTCATAATCTGCCCCCGGTCAGTCTCCAGATGCACGCCGGAAAGCACATGAGGATACCAGATGGCGGCGGTGCTGGATTCGTAAAAATTGAATATTGTCACTATCGCATCATTCATCGGTATCCCTCATTTCACAAAGAGCTTCGTTAAATTTATCCGTAAACGCCCGGATTCTCACGATATTTCCCATGCATTCCTCTGGCACAGAACCGTAAAAGATGATCGTCTCCGGCTGCAACCGCCTCACCATTTCTTCATACCCTGCCAAAAACAGCGCCTTTTTTTCCTTGCTGTTCATGCAGCCAACAGAAGATACCGCCACCGTTCCACCCTCTGGCTCCCCATCGAAACACCAGTCATAAGAATCCGGTGTACTCCATGAGATGGTTGGGATAACTTGTATTCCTGCCTCCTGCATATACGCCGCACACCAGTGTTTGCGGTAGTGGTTGTATATCTGCATGACCTTAGGAAAATCTGTATAGGTAGAGAAATCCGGAGACATTACATAGCGGAATCTTTGAAGCATCGGGATATACCGGTCTATGTTTGTCCACAGGCGGCAAAACTGGTAATCATCCAAAAAGAAATGAACGCCTTTTTCAGATGGATTTTTGCAAGATTTTGCATAATTAAATCCGATCCAGTCACAACCGCCTTCATAAGTCACAGGGGATATTTCCGGTATGTCATACTCTCCAACGCCGTCAAATATCCTGCGTTCCAGATTGTCGTAACTGCGACTGGTTCGATATCCCATTCCTACTCGCCTTTCTTAAATCTGCTCCATAATTCTGCAAACTTCTCCCATCCGTACATCGCCACGAAAGCAACTAAAAATCCCGCCAGAATAGCCGCCAGAATCATGTACCAAATAATAGTCTGCTGGATGTACTGCATATATGCTACAAACGCGGTCACTGTAATCCCGATGGACAGGACAAGCACGAGGATATCCGTAGGGATTTTTGCAAGCACGCCTACACCCTTAAATACCTGTGTGATGACCGACACGATAAACGCTAATGCGCCGATAACCGCCAAAATTGCGGTCATATTTGTAAACAACATTTCCATATCTACCTCGTTCCTGCGTACAACAACGGTACGCCATCATCATTTTTCACTCCTGCCAGATAAAGCATTGCCGCATCTGCCAGAAGCTTGTTCGTCTCCTGTGCATCCCCGGCCGCCTGGTAGACCGCGCTCCATGCCTTTGCGCCGTTTGCCATTTCAGACGGGGAGGCGTAGGAAACTGATTCAGAACCGGCAGACTTGGAAGTAATTACTCCCGAAGTAACACCGCCAGCCCCGCCGGAAGATGTCCCCCCAGCGGAATACAGCGCTTTCTTCTCTGCCAGCTCCAGTTGATATAATTTGTCACAGACCGCGCACACGGCCTTCTGTACCTTTGTCGCCGCCCTTTCATCAGACGGTAAGCCGTCAGCCAATCGGTCAAAGGTTATTGTGTCCAAAAAGTCACTGGCACGGTCTGCGATACGGTCAAATTCATCCGACGGGATGACATTCCCGTGATAGGTCTGTTCATAAAATGTAAATGTGGTGTATGCCATCTCGTCAGCCTCCTTATCTCTTACTCTTCCGTCTTGTTTCCCCCGAAAGCGGTTCGCCGTCAGTATTTAGGGGTGTACTGGCGGCCATCAACCCCCCGCGTTTACGGTAATCTTCGCAATGCCATCCAGGTATTCCGCGAACAGTACAAGGCCGGTGATCGCAAACGCCTCCGACACGGCGGTGTTGTAGTTGCCCTGTGTGTGGAAACCGATCAGATTGGTCTCGCCACTGGTGGTGTACACAAGGCCGGCTTTTGCAAAATCGCTGTCGTTGGGGTCGATGTAATACATAACGATGTTTTCCACCGGTGTAGCGATTACCGTATCAGCCGGGATCTCGCTGTCAGAAAGGAGGAAAATTGTATTGAACCCCATAAAATCCTTCAGGTACTGGAAGCCGAACTGATTCTGGATGGTGATGTTCGCTGCTCCGAGATACTTGTACACGTCAAGGATGTTCACAAAACCGACAACCCCGGTGATGTTCCGGTGCATCTGCTTAAACTTGTTCTCAACCTTGCCCTTTGCCATCGCAAGTGCCATCTGGAAGGTTGTTTCCTCGGACGTGAGCGTTCCGGTTTTCAGATAGTCGTAAAACTTCTTTGTCACGCCCGCCTGAAGCTGATAGAGGAACTCGTCGTCAGTCATCTGGACAGCGTTGTCATAACCGTGGTCTTTGATTGCTTCAATCGAAACGGCCTTCGCGTACTTCTCGATGGTCATTTCCTGATACTTCTTTTCCTTTACGGTAAATTTGCTATACGGGATATCCTCGCCTTCGCCTACTGCACCATCCTCGAGCGTCCCCTCCGCATATTTACTTTTCAGCACTGCGCCGGGCTGCTTCTTTATGGGACGCATGATCCCCAAGATTTCCCGCAGATGCTGCCAGTTGCGTTCAAAACGCGTAACAAAGTCCAGCTCTCTGGCTGTTGCCTGTATATCTGTTGTTCCGATTATATTGGCCTTTGCCCCCATAATTGCCCTCCTGCTTTAATTAAATAAACTCATGTTCGCAGCAATTGCAGCCTGACGCTCAGAAGCATCCTTGATGCTCATAATCTGGTCTTTCGTCAGCGCGCCGCCCTGCCCCTGCTTGTTTGTCGGCTGTGTAAAGCGTGCCTGATTCTGCTGTGCTTTCTGCTGCTCATCGTCAACAAATGCCGAAGCGTCCTTTTCCTTCATCTGGGTTATGAGGTCATTCAGTCCGAGGATTTCCCCGTCTTTCAGTTTTAATCCGGCCTCCTTGACTTCTGCCATAATTGCGCGCTTTGCCGCTTCGCTCGAGAATTTAATTCCTTCAAACTCCGTTTTCAGAGCGTCCGTGAAATCTCTCTCATACAGCTGCGCCTGTGCGTTTTTCTCGGCATCCTCGGCCTTTTTCTTCCAATCAGCCAAATCCTTCTGCATTGTTTCAAGGTCAACGCCCTCGAAGCCTTTCAGGGTGCTTTCTGCCGTCTCAGCTTTTTCTTTCCACGTGTCCCGGTCAGTCTCAGCCTTTCCCAGCTTCTTTTCATGTTCAGCTTTCGTGACGTAATTTTCCGCCACCTTTTTCGTAAGGCTTTCCTTTTTGTCCGCCGAGACCTCAATTCCCAGCTCTGTCAAAATTGCTTCAATATTCTGCATCTTTATCCTCCTAAACGTGATTGATTAACCGCCCGTCAGCGGTATGGATTAAGCCCGATAAACCACGGGCGGGGTAGTTGTGGGAAGGGGAATTGAACCCATGACACACGGCTTATAAGGCCGCTGCTCTACCTCCTGAGCTATCCCACAAAGCGCCCGGGGTAGCGAACCGGGCGAAAAGCGTAATGATCGGCGCTGTCTAAACAATGCACCTATACCGTGCGCCGGGGCTTGAACCCGGCTGCTTCCATGCACGGTGGCAAAAACAAAGAAAGATGGGATGGATTTTCCTGCAATTACGATTTACAGGATTGCACACAGACGGAGTCGAACCGCATTTTCAACCTTCCCGCAAGGCTGTGTGCTGTAAAGGAGGAAATACAAATACAAAAAAGA